GATTTTGAGGAATTTATGTTACCACGTGCTAGAGAAAGTTTAAAAAAATTTTGGGGTGGAGCTATGGGTAACGCAGCTAGGGAATTGGGAAAGGGTGAAGAAGGATCCCAATTAAGTTTATTACATAATATGACAAAAGATTTGAGTGGCCAACCGTGGTACGTACAAGCGGCCGCAAGTAAACTATTACCAATCATGCAAAACGCAGCTAAAACGGACAGTAACGCAGTTAAAACGATTAGCGAAGGCATGGGTTTACAGAAATAAGACAACTTAATACAATATATATTAATTATATGTATGTATTATACCTATTTTGTATGTATGGCGGCTTCTTTTTGCTTATTTTAAACCGTGTGGTTTAAATATTACTTGTTATAATAGAAATTATCAAAAGTATTACGATATGGATTCTTTTCTATAATTAATATTACATACATATAATATATATAGAATACGCTATTCTGAGATTATGGTTAGACAAGTCGGAAGACCCCCAGAACGTGATTCTGAGGGCAACGTAATCAGCAAGTGTTTAGTTAATGTAACTATTCCAACTAAGCTAAGAGATTTCTTAGCTAAGAATAAAATAAACAGAAGTAAACTGTTTACCAGTGTGGTAACTAGGTTATACATGCATCAGATCTGCCCTAAATGCTATCGTGAGAATATCGTTAACGGTATTATGGCTTTAACTTGCGATGATTGCAAAGCAATTATCAAGTATAAAGAGTGTGGCGAATGTGGAGAGATGTACCATAGAGGTGTTAACATGCCTAAAGCAGTTAAAAACTCTAGCCGTTTCGGTTGTGAGAGGTGTTTATGAAACATGTATTTGAGGGAGCAATAGGCAAGGTTAGACCCGATCTAAGTAACGGTGCTTATTGTAAAAAATGTAATAAATACATTTTTGACGTTAAAACCCCTAATGAAACGTGTTCAGGAAGCGACTAATGCCCCAAATAAGCTGTAAAGGAGAGTGTGGTAGACAAATAAGGAACCCTCCAAGTCGCAAAATTACGGGATTTTGTGCTAAATGTTTAGGCCGCGAGCATAAATAACAGAACCTAATACGTCAGGATATGGTATTACGGGCTAAGAGAGCAAAGAATGGTCGAATGATGTATTTTAAAGATAATAAACTTATCTCAAAATCTAAATATTTAGCTGCAAGGTCTCGCTCAAAGACTCGAAAGTCTAGATCTCCTGCCCGTAAATCCTCTAATGGAGTTAAAAGAATGAAGAAATCACTACCACACCCAAGCGTGACCGGTATGGCGTCAGGGTTAGCAATAGCAAATTACCTAAATGCTGGTAAAACAGTTACAGGTTCATTTGGTAAAACCTCAGTATCTGAGGGGGTTATCAAGGATATAACAGACGGTCAATTAGGTGCCGCATTTAACACACTATCAAGTAACGCAATTAGTATGATTGGCACTGATACTGGTAGAAAGACATTAGTTACTGCAGGAGGAATTGCCGCACTAGGAGCGTTCGCCCGAAAGCAGTTTCCACAACTAAAATTAGGAGGGTCTAAGCTTTACTTTAGACTATAAACAAAATGGCTACAACAATAACAAGAACATTTGACAGCACCCCGACCGACCAAACTTATTTCAGTTTGACGGACAACATGGCATCTAGCAGCCTCGGAAATATTTCAGTTCCAGACGGCGCAAGTAGGATCTCTAGAGTCGATTTTACGTTTGCATGCTTTAATCCTAAAGGATATGAAGTAGTGTGCCGTTTGTCTGGATCTAACATGAGTGAACAAAACTTTACCCTTATGGGAGTAGACGGCGACGGAACCGCCGACAGTGGAATAGTAAATACAACTGGTTCATGCGATGTAGCTTTCCCTGTAACTGGTGTTAATAACATTGATTTACAAATAGCAATTCAATACGCTTCTGGCGGAGCTGCAACAGCATCAAGTGGTGCCGTTACGCTCTACTTTGAATAAGCATGCCTAAAGAAGAAATAGGAGCCAACGCCATATTCAGCGGCCCTAACAAGGGTCTAAGTATAGTAGGTGACTATTGTTATTCTTATAGCGGTTTAATTCAGGTTACAACAGCTAGCGAGCTTTTAAGTTTTACAACTGGAAAAGATTTAATACTTGCTAAGTTTCAATTTACTATGGGTGAAGATACTACAGATAATATTGTATGGGAGATCTCATTAAACGGTAACGTTATTTCAGGTTCTTTACTGGAATCCGCACAATCGGGTAATCCTTTACAGCCATTATACATCACTTTACCACCTTTTTCATTTGTAGAAGTAAATGCAACTAACTTTTCAGGGACTCCCACTCAACGTAAATGTTATGCTATAGTACAAGGTAGAGTTTACAAATAATGAGCCTAGCACCAAGTGCTTCAATATTAAGAGTTAAAGAGGGTTACATCTATGGTTGGAGCGGAAATAAAAGTCTAACCGCTTCCGCTCTAACTCTCCTCGATTATACCAACCCTGCTGATTATTTCCTTACTAGGATTATGTTGGGGATAGATTGGTCAGGTATTGGAGCAGGAGAGAGTTTAAGCTATACTATACAGGTTGACGGCATCAGTATGTTTACTGAAAAGATTGTAACAGTAGATTTTAATTTAGGATCGCAGCCTAAAATGTTTGAGTTTGTTATCCCTCCTAACAGTCAAGTTAAGATTTTAGCCGCTGAGGATTCCAATAATGGGGGTATATCGGCTATGTTAACGGGTTATAAGATATGATTTTTCTTCCTAGAAGAATTCATTCGAGCACCTTTTTGAGCACGAAAGACCAGGAGGTTAAATGAAAATCCCCAAAAGTCAAAAAGATTTTGACGAATTATTTAAATCAGTAAAATGGAATAGGTTTATACCTCCTTTAGTTTCAGTATTACAACCTGTCATAATTGGCGGTTTGTGGTTAGTAGCTTGTAGATTAGATAAACGAGCGGATGCAACTGCTAAATTTATTGCAATAGCGGAATCAATACCAACTATAGATCTTAATATCCCTAAACCTGTTGTTTTGGCTTCTCTTTACCATTCGATAGACGAAGCTTTAGATATGCTTAAAGAAGTTATACAAACAATTAAAGATTTTGATATACCAACAGCTCCCGAAATTATAGATGCTGCTAAAGAGGAAATATTAGAACCAATAATAGAACCTGTTCAAGAAGCATCACACGAATTCCAAACCGCTTTATCTGATTGTATAGCTAATGCTCACGATGCACTTGGAAAGGGTTGGAAATTCAATGCTTTAGGTGCACCTTGGATAGTATCATGTATGTTGCAAAAAGGATATAAGGTTCAATTAGACTTTGTCAGGAAAAAACTCGGACTATGAGCGACGAACAATTTCTTATTGTTTGGATTATGAGCTTCTTATTATATTTAGTAATTTATACATTTTGGATTCCCTTAAAGACACAAAAAAAAATCGAGACGTGGCTGTTAAGTGAAGAATCAGATAGCGCACTAAACGAAGGTTTAGAAGTTATAGTTAAGAGCATTAGAGAACAAACTCTACATGATTTTGAGGAATTTATGTTACCACGTGCTAGAGAAAGTTTAAAAAAATTTTGGGGTGGAGCTATGGGTAACGCAGCTAGGGAATTGGGAAAGGGTGAAGAAGGATCCCAATTAAGTTTATTACATA